AACAATAAATCAAAAGAATCGTCAATTAATAAATGTCCCTTTTCTGAAAGGTAGAAATTTAGATTTTTTGGCTTATAATTAAGAGAAATTTTATTTTCAATATCGTAGCTTAAAACTTCATTTTCACATTGAGCTAAACAAAAAGCTGAATGACCGCGTAAACTTCCAAGCTCCATTATTTTTCCTTTTACCTGACCACCTAACCAAACTAAAAGCCTGTAATGCTCAATTCCAGCTGGTTTGTCAATATATTGTAAATTGGTATCATTATCAGGAATTGATTCCATGATTTTAATCATGTCAATTGAATTAAGCGTTTTTTTTGTAGGTTTTTTCATTATTATATTTCTCCGCAAGGTTTACAATTTTTCTTGAAATACATTTCGCATTTTGTTCCGTCTTGGTTGCTTGGCTCTTGATTAAAGTAAATTTGCATTTCTCCAGCCTTAGCCGTGTACCGCTCGCAAGTGTTTTTAAGCTTGCATCTTTGCGGCTTACACATTGTAAAATCTGCCATATCTTATTATTTATTTTTAAAGTAAATGATTTTAAACGCGTTAAACAAAAAAAGGCGGGAAAAATTCCCGCCCTTTTACCATTAAACAAAACACCTATAAAATTAAGTAGTTTCCAAAAGCGCCTTTGCAGCTGCAAAAGTTCCTTTAACCAATACTGGAGTATCGTTAGCAGAGATGAACTGAACCAATCTTTGCTCGATTCTTACAGTCTTCAAGTTGTCGATAAAGTCATCGCCAGACTCTCCAATTGCAACCTGAAGTCCGCTTCTCAAACGTACGTTGATAACTGAAAGGTCACCACCTACAAAGTTGGCAGCCGTTCCAGTCAAAGCGTTAGTAGGGATAATGTTTACTCCCCATGCAGTAATTCCACCGTTCGCGTTGAAAGTAACGCCAGCTGGCAAGATATATTGCTTCTCTGCATCCTTCTCAGAAAGCATCAAGTGATACTGTCCAGTCTCAACAAATACTCCAGTTGCAGTTCCGTTAGCAGCTCTTACTTGAGCGATGATTCCGTGAATAACATCCCAGTTTGTAGCAGACTCAACACCACCAGCCATTGAACCGCCAGTAAAAGTGGTAGACTTAGAAAGCAAACCAGCAAGCTGAGGAGATGTACCGTTACCAGTAAACAATTGGTTTTCGATTACAGTCTCAACACGCTTCACACCATTGGTTTGGATGTAAGAAGCCAAGTAAGCGGCATCTTCCAACATTTCCATAGAAACCTTCATGTGTACACCAATCTTCTCAACTTTAGCACGCTGCTCTTTGTATTGTACGTCGATTTGAGTTTTCTCAACACCTTCGCCAATCATTACTGGAGTTCCTTGCTGGTCGTATTCTTCAACCCATACTGCATATTGAGTTCCGATTGCTCCAACACTTGCGTTAGCAAGGTAAACCAACAAACGCTGGCGGATAGGAGAAACAACACCAGTAAACTCGGAGATTGTTACTTGTCCAGAAGAAGCTTCGTTAGCGATAGTTGAAGCCAAAGTGATAGTTCCAACTGACTTCTCGTTGATTTCAAATACCAAAGGAGCTTTCAAACGAGCGTTAGGCTCAGACTTCAATCTTTCGATTTCTGCTTTTACTGGAGCGTAAGCCTTCATAAATGCGGTTTTGAAATCCTCACCGCTTACCTCTTTCTCAACTGCGCTTTTTTGCATTGCGATGTCAAGCTTATCAAGTTGCTTCTGCATTTCTGCTGCATCTTCTTTACTTACTACATTGTCGAATGATTTCAACAATGCTTCTGCCTTTTCGAAAGCCTCATTGGCTTTTACTTCGGCGTTGCTAGCTTTTGCCTTTAGGGCTTCGCCAGCTTCTGCGATTACCGCTTTAACGGCATCCAAAGTTAGATTTTCCATGATTCAAATTGTTTTTTAAGTTCGTTAATTGTTATTATTTCGACCGCGTCGGCTTCTTTAATTTCCAAAGTAGGCTCAGCTGGCTTTAGAAACTCCAAAAGTGATTTGAGTTGATTTTCTAGTTTTTCAAGTGTTTCGTCGGTTGCGTCTGAGGTCTTTACAAACTTCTCAAGTCTGCTAAGGTATTCGAATGCATCCGCTTCACTTTTAAGGTCAATAAATGTGGTCTCAGGGTTAGCGCCAAGGAATTGAACCGCGCTACCTTCGTACATCATTACTTCCTTAATTAGGTTTGCTTTAGCTTCTTGGTCGAACTGTTCTTTAATAGTTCTAAACCCAAACGAATGCTGGTTGATTAGCTCGCTTTCAATCATTTTCTGAAAGTCTTGGCCAGCTGCGTGCGTTCCAATTTTAGCCTCGTAACGCAAGCCTTTATTGTCTTCGTAAAGGTTTGTAATCTTAGCAACAACCTTGTTTTTGTCGTGGTCTAGCAAATACTTGATTAATTGCTTTCCTTGAGGTCCACGCTCCATAATTGTCTTGGTAAACGCTCCTGGTTCGATAATGTCACCATCAAGGTCTTTATTACCGAAAACGGCAAAATAACCACTTACAACACCTTGTTTGGTATCGCTTTCCGTAAAGCCTTGGTTTAATCCTTTTTTTACAAAACCCATATCGCTAGTCTTTTCTAATTCTTTTAATTTGTTTCTGCTCCAAGTTAAAGCAGCCTTTCCGCCCCAAGCGTCATACATAAGTAATCCGCAACCATCCGAATAAGACGTAGACGTTTCCAAGTCAACCTCGTGACGGCTTAAATACGAAAACATCCGCTTTAAAACGTCTAACGAAATCGGATTGCCATTGGCTAAATCGTTGGCTCTTTGCTTCCCTACTGGCGTTCCGCAAGGTCCCCAGCCATTTTCCTTAACATATTTCAAAACTCGCTTGGCGTTGTTTCTAACTGCTTCGGGATAATCTGAATACGTTTCCGCCATTGCTTATTCGTTTACCCAAATATACAAAGAAAAAAAATTAGGAAACAAAAGGCCTAAATTTCAGAATTAAGAATAATCATTGTCTCCTCTTTAAGTATTACAGAAATCCATTCAGTATCATTTTCCAATCTAACTTTATAAGAATTTATTTCAGCTAAAATTTCCTTAACCAATTTGGCGGCTTTATCAAATTCTAGCTTTGATTGCAATGATTCTATTTGCCTTGTCCAAATGTTTACTTGTTCAACTTCAATCATTAATCTGCTATTCTAATAGTTTTAAAATCAACCCCAATTTCATTTAAGTATTCCAAAAAGGTGTCATAAACCTTTGGATGCATTTCTTTTAATCTTTTATTGTCATAAACATAGGCCGCAAAAGTTTCGGCAAAAAACTCTTTTGAGTTAGTCTTTCCGTAATGTGTAGGTGCGTCAAATATTGTTAATTTATTTTTTGTAAATATTCTTTGCCAAATTTCATCGCCTCCTCTTTCTCCAAATTCATTTAAATCTTTAAATGCTTGCATCAAGTGTGCTGATTCGTGAGTAATTGTTGGTGCAATATTTTTATTTGTTGAACTGCTACCTACTGACCATTTAGAAAAATTACCATTTTTATCTTTGTATGCAATAATTTCCCCTTTCTTGTCTAAAACAACCTCAATATCTTTTCTTGTTTTTTGCTTAATTTTTGAATATTTATAACCTTGATTATTTACTAAATCATCAATTTCTTGATTATTAATTAAAGCATTTACTCTTTTGAATTCAACAACTGAATCTTTATTAATTACAATATTCATATATTTTCCATTCATTATAGCATTGCCAGCTTCCCTAGCATCCATAGCTCCGCCAATTCTATAACTTGAAGTTGCTAAAAATTCTCCTTCTCCTAAAGTTCTATTCGCAAAAGCTCTTGCACCTTCAATACTTTTATCTGCCCTAGTCCTAATAGCCAGTAAAGAATTGTTTTTATTCATATTCTCACTTACTCCGTTTGAATATTTCAAAATCGTTTTAATCTTATCGTTAATTGTTTTAGATTGTTCACTTGCAATTAATGAATCTGATAATATTTGATTTTGATTAAACAAATCATTATTAGCTTGTGATTGAATTGTTTGACTTGAAATAACTGGCAAAGTATTATTAAAAGTGTCAGGGAAATTCCTTCTTGCATAAGACTCCGAAATATAGACCACAACACAACTGCAATTAACAGTCTGAGCCGCTCCGCCTTTTATGTCGCCTGGTTTGTCCATAAAAACTTCAACGCCTTTAGTCGTAAAAACAAAAGGTTGGTCGGCTCTTATTGGCTTGTCTTGTGCTAATATGTGCTGAAACCTTGGCTCTTTCGCTCCGCCGTGAATCCAAATTTTCCAAAGGCTTGTGCCAGTCTGTTTGGCCCAGTCGTCAGCGGATTTCTTCTTGCCCTCATTGTAAGCTCGTGTCGATTCCGTTCTAGCGATTGCCCTAGCTCGCGCAACGTTTGGAATTTGTTTTAATAAAAGACGCTCAAGTTGGAATGGGTTTAAGCCTTGCTCGATTCCATCGGCTAGAATTTCTTGAATTTGTTTTAATGTGGTATCGTTTACTCCGCTTATTAGCGTGCCAAGGTTTTGCAAAACCCAATCTTTAATCCACTCGCGCCAAGTATTTAAAAAGAAATCATCGGGAACGTATGCCTTTTCTTGGTTGTCTTGTCTTATTCGGTCAAATTCCTTTTTGGCGGAATCAACAAAGACCTTTTGGTAAAACTTAATATAAGCCTCTTGCATTGGCAAAGGCGACGGATTAGGCCTAGCTTGTAGCTTTAAAGCCTCTCTAAATACTTTTATTCCAAAGCGCTCGTATTTCTTTAGGTCTTCTTGCGCCGACCGTCTAACCTTGGAATAATTTATTTTTTTCATTCGTTTACGCTTGGAAATCTACAAAGTCAGTAGATGCGTTGCCCAAAGCCTCTTCGCTCGGAATCACGTTGCTAGGTATCCAGTGAACGTCCATTGCTGGGTCTTCGCTTGCGTGCCAGTTAAGCAAACTTCTAACCTCGTTTCCAGTAAAGTAAGGCGATTTTCCGTATGTGTCCAAAATAACTTGGACATCGGGTTGCAACTCGCTAAAGCTGGAAATATCGAAATCAACAACGTAGTCCATTCCATAAGACTTGCCAATAAACTCTGTAAACTTCTCCTCAATCATTTGGAGTTGTGGCATAATTACGTCGGTAACAAGCGATTTTTGCGCGTGTTCCAAGTTCGCGTAAGTAGCGTTTGAGCTAAACAAAACTGGATTGACTCCCCAAAGACCGCAAAGCGTTTGCAAGTCCATATTTTGAGAGTTAATAATATCCATCGCAACAGGCGACAATCCGATTGCATCGTAACGCAAAGGAATAGACGAGGCAACGATTTTGTTAATGTTTTTATTGCCGTTAATTCTTTCGTCAATACGCTCGTCCATCTTAGCGCGTTGGTCGGGTGACGGCCAAAACTCAGGGTTTGTAATATTAGGCGAAATAATGCCTTTAGCGCCTCCGTTTTGGAAAGTCTTTTGCTTTGCCTCGGTTGCTTCGTTGTTCGCTTGTAATGTCTTTAAACCAGCCAAAAGCGGCGGCATTCCGCGAAGTTGTGCGCCGTTCAAATCCCAAGTAAGGTTCGTGTTTTTGATATGCAAAACTTGGTCGGCTGGAATCTCAATGTTTTGGTCGCCAATAATCAATTTATAGCCGCGTACTGGCTCAAATAAGCTGCCAGCTACGATTTCTACATAATTGGACGGCATAACATACATTTCCTTTATTTTGCCCTTGTTTAGTCCGTCAGCTGGGGAAAATCCGTAAACAAATATCTCGCCGCTAGTATTGTACCACGTTAGCATTGAATCTAAAAACTCGCTCCAAGTTTGCATTGGATTAGGGTTTTTGATTAGCTGGTTTACTGGGTCGGAATAGTTAACGTCTTGCAGCTCTTTTTTTCTTAATGCTATGCTTTGCAATCTGTTAAGCTCTTTGGAGTTGTATTTTCCGCCTCTGTATTTCTTAGCCGCTTCTGTTTCTTTGTAAACATAGGTCGGGCATTGCTTGCCTTTCTCGGCTATCTTTCGAATGATTGAGTAAACCAGCGCGTTGCCTTTGTAACCTTTGTCGATAAAAGTTTGCTGATTAGCGTCATACCAAACAACAAGCGTGGAGGCGGTGAATTGGCCGTATAAGATTTGATTTAATAGATTTACATCGGGATAAGTCTTTGTCGGCGTGACTTGTGGGGTGATGTAATTCTGAAGAGCCTTTAATAGCATAGCATATTCGTTTTAACAAATATACCTATTTATTTTTTTCTAAAAATGCAAGTCCGTAAAACCAAATTACGACCATTGCAGCGCGAGCCAACCAATGCCACGTTAACGGATTAAAATCTAGCGTTACAAAGACGATTAAAAGGTAAGTGATTACCATTAAAATAAGAGAGGCGATTGTTTCTTTTGTCATATTGAGAAAGTGAATTTTGAGCCTAAAAGTAATTCAGTAAATCCCCAAACAAGCGCGTCGACTCGGTCAGGTGATTTGCCTTTGTCAGGGTCAAAAGTAATCATTTGATTTTCTAAGATTGGAAATTGGCCGATGTGATAAATTTTATTTTGCTCATAAAGCGAATATATAGGCTCGGCTCGAACGTATTTTCCCTTAGTTGCATTTACTAGCTTTATTCTTGCGGTCGTATTTTGCGACCTTAAAACGCTTTCGACCATATCTCCGCCCATATTTTTTTCCGCAACTATGCAATCGGCGTTCCATCGTTCAAACGCTTTAACAGCTACGGCTGCCCATTGGCTTGGGGAATATTTACCGCTAAGGTCTTCTAAGACATAACCGTTGCCTTTTGAATCTTTGCCAGCTACCACAATACCAGTTTCGTCGGAATCTAAGTTAGCCGAGGCCGCTGGGTCAACTGATACAACGATGCGTTCTAATTGTGGTGGATTAGCCATTCTAAGGCGTTCTATAATTTGCCTATTCCACAACATCCCTTCAGCGTCTTCGAGCCAATGACCAAGAAATAAATGATTGTAGCGGTGTAGGTTTTCCGTTCTAGTCCTTTCAGCTTGGGCAATAAAAGACGGCGACAAATTGTTTTGATTGTCTAGATAGGTCGTATGAATGTAATTGGTATCGTTTCGCGGATACTTTACAAATCGGTTATAAATCCAATGTGACTTGTAACTAGGATTCATTACCAAAATAACGCGGTTTGGCTTGTTTACGGCTCGAATAGAAAGGTCGATTCGGTCGAAAACGTCTTCGTCCATTAATTCCTCGGATTCGTCAAGAATAAACGTTGTAACGCCAGCAATTGACTTTAGATTAGCCGTTGCGGTGCCTTGGCTGGTCTTGATACCACGAAATAAAATCTTTGAGCCAGTAGCCTTGTTTATGATTTCGCTTTGGGTAATCTCGAAATCCTCCGCTTTATTCATTAACTCGATTTTATCGATGAATTCGGGAATAATTGAAATAAACGCACTTGTTAGCGTCCAACGAGTAAATAGGATAACGTGGCCTTCCTCGTAAGTAAGGTTTAAAAGAAATAGCGAAAGCGTCCAAGACTTACCCGAACCGCGTCCGCCAGTAATTAGGAAATACCGATTTTGTGGCTCTTCGTAAAATAAAGGCTGGTATTTGTCTAATAGCTTTATCGATTCCATTATTTGGATTTAAGCCACTCAATTGGCGGCGTTACCTTTTCGCCTTGCGTTGTAACGTCAACCGTCTGCTTAGGCATTCCAAAGCGGTAATTTAACCAAGTCTTAATTGCTTGAATGTCTCCGTCTTTGCATCTATTCCAAAGCGCTTTCCACGCCTCTTCAGGAACTGCAATTGCGTCCATTTGTTCTATTATCTTAATCTCGTCGGCCTTTGGTGGTCTCCCAGCTCCTGGCCTTGCGCCTCCGTTTTGTCCCATGTGAAATAATCTGTTTATTCAGTTTCAAAGTTATAAAAAAAACCTTGACCACTTAGCCAAGGCTTTTTCAGTTTAACATAAACCCAAAATAACTACATTAATAAAATCGTTTGTCCAGTAGGCTCACCTACAAAGTTGCAAAGCTTACCATTCCATTCAAATCTAACCTCTTTCTCGCGTCCTTGGTAAGCGGCTGCCAATGTCCTTATTTGCCGTTGTACTAATTCGATGCACTCAAATTTTCCCTTGCCTTTGTTTGACCAAGGCGACCAATGACCGTCTCTTAATCGGTAACGAATTTCCAGCGAGTAATCAGGCTTTGTAATCGGGTAAGCTCTAGGCATCTTTTCTTTTAATTACTACCTCCAAACCAATCTCGTCACAAATCTTTCGCAAGTTCAAAAGGCTGATTGATTCCAAACCATTTTCAACGTGGTTTATTGGCGCGTGACTCAATCCAATTTTCTTGCACAATTCTAGTTGATTGTAACCAGCTTGCTTGCGTGCTTTCTTTATTAACAGACCTTCGTAAATGCTCATTTGTTTAATCTTTACGCAAATATAAGGTTGCGATTTAAATCCAAGTTATAAAGGTGATTTTTGTTTAATCTAGTAAACCCCACCATTTAAATAAACTTGAATTTTCTTGAAGCTGTTTATATCTTTTTGCCTCTATTAAATCAATGAAAATATCAGGGAAATACTTTTTCATTCTATTAAGTTTTGTTTTAGACTTGTCGTCCATATACCCTTTTACCTCAATTAAATAAAATGAGCCGTTTAATCTTGTTACTTTAAAGTCAGGTAAATAGCTCATTACACCTCTTTTAATTTCTTCAAATCTATATTCTTCGGCTTCGTGTTCCCAATCTGTAATTAATTCAGATTCCTTTAAATATTGAAGATATGCCGCAACATTTGCCTCCCATCGTGACCTAGCAAAAAACGTCTTATCCTCAATTGTAACTTTTCCTTTTTTTACCCTACTATACTGGTTTTGTGGATTATTTTTAAGTCTTTGAATCATACTTTCAGATTGTTGTTTTGCCTTTTTTTGTCTATGTTCTAATGAATTAACAATATGAGTATTATCTGACCACATTTTTTTTGTTCTTTCAGATAATTTCAATTTATTCTCATCTGAATGAGTTTTTCCAAGCATTCCTTTTGGGTGTCCATTTTTAGCAATTCTTTTTTTTGCTTTTTCAGATATATTTTTTCTTTGCTCTTCGCTTCTTTCTCCAGTAAGAATCTCAAACCTACCTTCTTTTGTGTATTTTTTCATTAACTCAGAATGCTCAGGTCTTTTCTTTCCAACTTTTGATTTAGCAGCTCTATGCTGAAACTCTTTAAAAAAGTCAGAATTTTTGTCAATTCTTAACTTTAATTTTGCTGCCATACTTCTAATTTGTGGCTCTCTTTTTTTAAGAGAATCAACACAAAACATTTTACCTTTTTCAGGATAGTTTTTTATTAAAAACTCAATCTCTTCTTTTGTCCAATTATTTTCCATTCTTAAATTTAATGGTTTTTATTGGATTATCCTAATCATTTACAACGCTTATAAATCCAAGACCAAGCTAAAGTCCACAATGCTAAGCAAACGATAAAAAGCAGCAAGCTAGAAACCTTTAGCAACGCCAGTAGGGTAATACCTACCAGCGCCGCAAAGATTGCGTATAAATCGTTCTTTTTCATTTAGAATGGTAATACGTCATTTTTAACATTGCTCTTGTCTACGGGCTTAAAATTGGCCTCGTTTTTATTTGCCATTTGTACTGGCTTCCAATCGTCAACCTCCAAATAATGGGTTGGCTTTCCTTCGACCTTTTCTTGCTTTTCCTTTAATACTAGGTTTACCCATTCCGAATCGTTGTCGTTTAGGTATTTTAAAAGTGTTTCCAAGTCTTTTCTTGACTGGCTTACTTTCCACATTTCACCAAACTTGGTTTGGATTTTCTTCGCGTTACCGCAGTAAACTTTGCTCATAATTGTTTTGTTTAAATTAATTTATCTAAATTTTTATTCTTTTTAATCGCGTCCAAAATAAACAATTTCCAAATCTTATTCTTTGTTTTAGCACCAACTGTTGATTCTTCAACGTATCGCGTTGTTAATCTTAACTCCTTACGCACTTCGCTTTCTAGCTCTTCAACGTTAAACTCCCAAGGTTTTAAAATGCCTTTTTCTTGTAATCTATTAAACCAATAAACTCCCCACTCTGCAATGTGTCGGCAAGTTCCAGTTTCTTTGGCGTGCTGGTAATTCTCGCAAAACGTTTGGCGACCAATTTCTTTCCAATGTTCAATCTCTTCGTTCGTGTATTCGCGCTCTTTGTTGTTTAGCGCTTGGACTTCTTGCACGATTTGGCTTTGGTGGTGCGCGTAGTATTGATTTATCCAAACGCTTACCGTCTTCTCATTAACGTGGTAAAAGTCGCCGTATTGGCCACGCATTCCAGCGTGTAAAATGTAGTCAACTCGTGCCTCTGTCATCCAGCCATATTTGGAGAATAAATCAATAAGGCATTCAAGTAATTCCTTTGCTTCTTGTTCGTTGTAATCTTTAAACTGCTTTAGACCACAAACAAACTCCATTTTTTGTAGATGTTTTAAAATAATTGCTTTCATTGGTTTAATTTATTTTGATTTTCTTTTTCTTTCATTAATTCGTCATACATATCAGCAAATACGTTTCGACTTTTTCCTTCATTTTTTGGTATTGGATTTCCTTTTTTAACCCAATTAAAAAAATGCTTTTTTGCTAAATCTTCAGTTTCTTTTAAATCAGCTTTTAAAATGCATTCCTGTCTAAATGTGTTTAAATGGTTTTGCACGTCTTTGTAATCAGCTTTAAAAGTTAATGCTAATCCTTCTAGCCATATTTTACTATTCCACAATTCGCGAAAAATTTGGTTATGCGTTTCTTCATTAACTTCATAAATATTTATTATTTCATTACCATTTACATTAACATTACCATTTACATTATCATTTACATTAACATTACCATTTACATTAACAGCTAGTTTTGCTAAGTCATTTCTAGCATTGCTAGGATTTGC